TTTGTTGTTCGTGATAACTGGAGAGGTTATAATCTTGAAACACAAAAGTTTGTTGATATGAAACAAGCCGGAATCATTGATCCAACTAAAGTAACTCGCACAGCTATTGAAAACGCTGCTTCAGTAGCTGGAACAATTCTATTAACTGAATGCACTGTTGTAGACAAGCCTGAAGAAAATAAGCAGGATGATATGATGGGCGGAATGGGAGGAATGTATTAATGAAAACCGAAATCCAAGAACAACTAGAACTAATCGCTACACGCGTACCACCTGGAGACAGGTGGACGCTTGTAGGCGATAAGACCAAGGTATATGCTTCAATAACTGATGCTTTAGAAGCGTATTTTCAACTAACTAGGAGACCATGTGAATATAGATTAGCTCCTCTAAAAAGTGAATTGTATGCTATTCACTCTCAAGAAGTTGAAATTGCACCTGAGCCACCTAAACGTTATGACATTTATGGAGACTATCAGTAAAATTTTAAATTAGGCTTGGGAAACCAGGCCTTTTTTATTATATTAGGTTATATGAAAATGAATAGTTTATTTGTTGAAAAATACAGAAGTAAAGTATTAGATGAATATGTTGGTAATGAACAATTAAAACAAATTGTATCTCAATATATTGCTAAAAACGATATTCAAAATTTGTTATTGTATGGTACACCTGGTACAGGTAAAACTACATTAGCAAAACTAATTGTTAATAATATAGATTGTGATTTTCTCTATATTAATGCTAGTGATGAAAGAGGTATTGATACAATTAGGGATAAAGTACAAGGATTTGCCTCAAGTGCTTCATTTAAGTCTATTAAAGTTATTATTTTAGATGAAGCTGATTTCTTGACTATTCAAGCCCAAGCATCACTTCGAAACATTATTGAAACATATTCTCGTACTACACGTTTTATCTTAACATGTAATTATCTTGAACGTATCATCGATCCCCTTCAATCCCGATGTCAAGTATTAAAAATTACTCCTCCATCTAAAAAGGAAGTAGCGCAACATGTAGCTGGTATTTTAGAACAGGAAAGTATTAACTATGAGCTAAATGACTTAGTTTTAGTAGTCAATAAACATTATCCTGATGTTAGAAAAATACTTAATACTTGTCAAGTAAATACAGTTGATGATACTCTAAAAGTAGATAAAACAGTATTAGCAGGTGGTTATAAAGATGAACTATTAAAAGAACTTAAATCACCATCTAAAACCAGTTTCAAAAACATCAGACAAATACTTGCTGATTCAAATTTAAATGATTTTGATGAAATATATAGGTTCCTATATGATAATTTAGATGAATACGCTAAAGATGATATTACTAAAGCATCTATTATTATTGAAATAGAAAATTATATGTATCATGCCAATTTTAGAATTGATAAAGAAATCAATGTTTGCGCTTTGATTGCTTCTATATTAAAAACCATTATTTAGAATTATTTCTTTATCAATCTTGATATATTTATGATTGATAACTAAATAACTATGGTAATATATCAAACAATAAACCTTATTAATGGTAAAAAATATATTGGTAAAGATGTAACTAATAACCCTAAATACTTAGGAAGTGGTTTAGATTTAAAAAAAGCCATTAAAAAATATGGTAAAGAAAATTTTAAAAAAGAAATTTTAGAACACTGTTCATCTAAAGAAGAATTATGGCAAAGAGAAGAATATTGGCTGAATTTTTTTAATGTAAAATCTAACCCTGAGTTTTATAATAGAACAAATAAAGCTTATGGTTCATGGGAAGGAAGAAAATATAAACCGTTATCAAAAAGTACTAAAAATAAAATATCAATGGCTCATAAAGGTATACCTTTAAGCACAGAACATAAACATGCTATAAGTAAAGCAATGGAAGGGCATTCTAAAACTGATAAATGGAAAAAAAATTTATCTAAATCATCATCTAAATCATTTGGCCGCCCCGTATTGCAAAAGGATTTAAATGGTAATGTTGTTAAAGAATGGGAAACTGGTAAATTAGTATCTCAAACATTAAACTTAAGTTACACAGCTATAAATAATTGTTGTCGTAATAATGAAAAAAATATAATTAGACAAAGAGATAAAAATAAATTAGGAAAATATACATCTTTTAATTATATTTGGGAATATAAAAATAAAAATCGCAATATGAACAACTCAAATAAAAGATACATTAGAAACGAAGAAGAATTTAAAGAAATTACTGCTGAAGTTAGAAATAGACAATATGAAGAAAACCCAATTAAAGTTGAGTTTGGAGATGGATTTATTGGTGGTGAAAGATTTTCCCCAACATCTACACATGATTGGGATAATGAATACCTTGAAATTGAAAGGATTGATAACGTTGATGTAGTTAGAATAAGAAAATACAATGAACAACCTAGATAAACAATACACAGCACTCCTTCAAGACATCCTTGACAATGGTTTAGAAAATAAAAATTATAACAAACAATACAATAAAATGAATAAAACAGAAAAATTACTCAATGTCAATGTTGACATTAAGGCTTCAACACCTATTACTTCACCTGAAGGTAACCATGTTTTCACAGAAGGTGTAATTCTAAGAAAAATTTCTAAATTTGTAGCAGGCACCACTGAAGACGCAGTTATTCCTATTCCTTGTTTTTATGATGTTAAAACAGGTAAGGTATTAGTAGAGTTGTTACCTAAAGATATTCGTGATGAATATGCAAATATTTGATTGGCTTAAACAAATTACTTACGAAAAACAATCTTGGGACTCATTTACTGAGGAAGACAGAGCATCATTTAATCCATATATGATACATCGCTTCCTCAGTATGAATCCTGAGTATATTGAGTTTGTAAACCTAATTCAAAATATTCCTTATACTGAAAAGGAAAAAATATATAAACTATATTTATATATGATTCCAAAGAAAAACATGTTTTTAAAATATATCAAATCAACAAAAACCAAAACTAGAGAGGAGCTATTACAACATTTAGCTTCTCATTATGAATGCTCTTTGCGTGAAGCAGATGAATATTATCATATGCTTCATAATGATACTATTAAAGGTATTCTTAAGAAACGGGGTGTTGAAGATAAAGAAATTAAAAAGTTATTAAAATAAATGGACAGCATAGTAACATCAGTTATAAAACAATTTGAAGAACGTAGTATCAAAGGTAAAGAAAAATATGGTACTGATTTAGATAGAGAAGATTTAGCATTAATAGATTGGATAGAACATGCTAAACAAGAGCATATGGATGCTATTCTATACCTAGAAAAAATTAAACAACAATACCTTAAAGAACTTGAATCGTGAAAATACCTTCTATAGTAAAAACGATTCAGAAACAACCTATACAGGAAATAAACTATGCATTCCATAAAACAATTTCTTATAGTCAGTTTTCTATCTATCATGAGTGTCCTCATAAATGGAAACTACAGTACAAAGATGGCTTACAAGAATATTCATCTACTATCCATACTGTTTTCGGAACCGCTATGCATAGTGCCATTCAGCATTATCTCACTCTAGCATATAACGAAAGTGCAGCTGCAGCTGATAGATTTGATATAGAAACGTTTTTTGAAGACGAATTTAGAAAAACATACCTAGAAGAATACAAAGCAAATAAAAACACTCACTTCACCAGTGCTGTTGAAATGAGAGAGTTTTTTGATGATGGTATAGCTATTCTAAATTACTTTAAGAAAAAACGAGGTAATTACTTTAGTAAACGTGGATGGTATTTAGTTGCTTGTGAGTTACCTATTGTTATAACACCTAATAATGCGTTTAAAAACGTTTTATACAAGGGTTATATTGATATGGTGATGTATCATGAACCTACAAATACCTTTAAAATATACGACTTTAAAACATCAACTCGAGGATGGAATGAAGATGCTAAAAAAGACGAGCGTAAACAGTTCCAATTGCTGTTTTATAAAAAATACTTTAGTGAACAATATAATGTTCCTGAAGATAATATTGAAGTTGAGTTTATTATATTGAAAAGGAAAATATGGGAAGAGAGTGAATATCCTCAAAGTCGAATTCAAGAATTTGCTCCCCCAAGTGGTAAAATTAAAATGAAAAAAGCATTAACTGCTATAAATAACTTTATAAATGAATGCTTTAATATAGACGGAACATACAAAGACACGCCGCATCTTGCAACACCAAGTAAAAATTGTCAATGGTGTCCTTTTAATGAGAGAAAAGATCTTTGCAATAAATAGTGCTTTCGTATATATTTATATATAAATAA